GGGCAACGGGTAACACCGCAGCTCGGACACGCGCCAACATGGCGAACCTGAGCGCGCAGATCCAGGACATCGGTGTCTCGCTGGCGGGTGGGCAGAACCCCTTCCTTGTCTTCATCCAACAGGGTTCACAGATCAGCTATATCGCATCTCAGATGGAAGGTGGATACACTGGCCTGGCGAAGGCGGCGACGGGCTGGCTTGTGGTTAGCAAGGTAGTCGCCACGGATGCGACCACAACCGCCGCAGCGAACCTCGCTCAAGCATCCAGCGCGGAGGCGGTAGCAGTTGCGGAAGCGAACAAGGCGGTCGTCCTCGCTAACGTCGTTCTTGCTCAGCAGGCGCTGGTCGTCGCGCAGGCGGAAGTCACCACAGCGGAAACCCTCCAGGTTGCTGCGACCAATGCGCTGTCCCTTGCCACGGTTGGTCTGTCGGTGAACCAGATGCTTGCAGCCGCGGCCGCGGCGGGTGATACAACCGCCCAGGCCGCCCTAGCCGCCGCTGTAGAGGGTGAAGCCGCTGCCGCTGCGCAAGCGGTGCTGGCCAACGCGAACCTTGCGGCAGCGCAGGCGGGAGCGGCCACAGCAGCCCTCGGGGTTGCGGAGGCTCAGAACGCTGCCGCGCTGTCGACTGCGACGTTCACTCGTGCGCTGTCCCCGTTGCTGGTGGGCATTGCGTCGATCGTGGCAATCGCAGGAGGCCTGTACCTGGGCTTCAAGAGCTTCAGTGATCATATCAAGACAGAAGGGCAGGCGGGCCTCACCGCCTACGCCAACAGCTTGGGTCTGACCGAGAGGGAGATGCGCAAGCTGGACGGTTCGACGGTCAATGCGACAGGCAAACTGAAGGAGCACAACGTCGTCGTGATCACGATGGGGGATAGCTGGAACGGCTTCCTCGCTACGGTCGCGAAGGGCTGGGATAGGCTTATCGCTCCGTTCCAGTCGACCACGAACTACTTCGGCACCGCATGGCACGCGCTTGTCAACTTCATGTATCTGGCGTTCGTGGGCTTCTACGGGCTGGTCCGCACGCTGATCGATACCATCGGGAAGCTGGCTATCAACCTGGGCAAGATTGTGTTCAACACGATTGCCGGTCTGGTGAACGCCACCACGATGGCGATCCAAGGTGTTATCAACCTTGCGGTGGATGGAATCAATGGTCTCAGCAGCCTTGCGAACGGAGTGATGGGCGCCCTCGGCCTGACAACCGTTATCCCACAGTTGGATAAGGTGAACCTTGGTGTGGTCAACCTCACGCAGAACATGGTTGAGCTGACTAGCATCGACGTGGCAGGTACGCTGGACAAGAACATCAAAGAAGGCGCCGCGACGATCGACGGGTTCGCAAAGGCATGGGAGGAAGCTGCCACTGCCGCAGCGAAGGCGCGCATCGCTGCGCTTGCCGCTTCCATCATTGAGAACCGTAATCCAACGAAGGACCCGAAGGCAAAGGTTGACCACACCGCCGAGAAGCGTGCGCTGGCAATCGGTATCGTGAACCTTAAGCTGGACGACGAACTGTCCCGCATGAAGCTGCTCAAGGACGCCCGCGAAGTGCAGCAGCGGATGGACCAGATCGAGGAGTCACTCGCGCAGAAGAAGATCACACTCAACGCGACCGAGCGTGCAAGCATCCTTGCTAAGGTGCAGGCCATCCAGGACTATAAGTATGTCCAGGCTGAAGCAGACCGCATCATGGAGGAAGCTCTTGGACCTCAGCGCACCTATAACGCTGTCATCCAAGCTGCGACGGACTTGCTCAACGCGCACAACATCACGCAGGACCAGTTCAATCAGCAGAAGGTGAAGGCGAGCCGTGCGCTTGCGGAGTCCACCGACCCGCTGTTCGCGCTGAAGGAAGCCCAGGACACTGCGGCCGCGTCAGTGCATCTGTTCGGTGTTGAGGTTGAGCGGGCAACCTATTACGAGCAGATTCGGCAGGCTGAGCTTGCGAAGGGGAACGTCCTGTCGCAGACCTATGTGGCAGGGGTCAACTCCGAGGTCGACGCGCTGGTCAAGAAGAACGATGCGCTGCGCCAACAGCAGTTCATCCAGTCCCAGCTTGGCTCGGTGCTGAACCCCATCCTTCAGCAGAACCAAGAGGTCGAAGCAAAGGCGGGGGTCTATGCCCAGCTCGAGGCGCTGCGCCAGCAGGACATCATCAACGAGGATACCTATCAGCAGGCGCTGGCAGGTCTCTACATCAAGTATAACGAGCAGCGCCTTACAGCGGCTTCTAGCTTCTTCGGGGAGCTGGCAGGCATCACCAAGAACGGCACGGGCGTCGTCGGTGCTATCAGCAAGGCCGCAGCGGTTGCGCAAGCGGTCATTGATGGTTACGTCGCTGCGCAGAAGGCCTTGGCTAGCGCACCGCCCCCGTTCAACATCATCGCGGCAGCGGCAATCGGTCTTAAGACGGGTGCCAACGTGGCAGGCATCCTTAGCACGTCGGTCGGCGGGTTCGCGACGGGCGGTCAGTTCATGGTCGATGGCAAGTCGGGGGTCGACGCCAACAACATCAACATGAACGTCACCAAGGGCGAGCGCGTTACCATCGAGACCCCTGCCCAGCAGCGTGCGAACGACTCTGGCGGGGACGGGGGCGCAACGGTCCACGCGAACACGAAGATCGTTAACCTGTTCGATGAGGCGTCGTTCGTTGGCGCAATGGACAGCGAGGCGGGCGAGCGGGTCGTTATGAACATCATCCGGCGTAACCGCACGGATGTAGGCTCGATGGTGAAAGCATGACGCTCATGTTCCCCGCTAACTTCGACGCGAAGACGTTCTCTGAGACCTATGTCCGGACAGCTACCTTCCGCCCTGGGGAAGGTGTGCCGATCAGGTTCAGCAAGCCCCTTGCCGCGTCGACAAGCGGTGTCCTGATGTGGGATGCCTGGAGCAGCGAACAGGGTGCAGAGGCTAGTGTCAGTTGGTTCAACTCGATGTCGATTTGGGGCAAGAAGGACGGGACCGGATACGATTGGGTTCAGCTCTACACCTTCGGCAGCGCGCTCAGCCCCGCATTCGCGTCACGGGCGCTTGCCTACGCGGCTGTATCAGGTTCGTTCCCGCAGACGTACACCGACTACGATCTTTATCAAGTTCGGTTGTTCCAGGACGGCGGGGTTGGCAGCGGTGGCTCGGATGATAATCAGGGGGGCATCTCACTGCTCGTTGAATTCCTGGACGGTATCACCTATAGGCAGATCCTTCCCCTGCAACCGGACGCGCCTCTGAAAGAAGAGTGGAAGTGGCTCACCGACGTCCAAGTGTCCTACGATGGCACAGAAGACCGGACGCCCATCTATGTGTCCTCGAAGCGCACCTTCAACGGGTCGTACTCGTTTGATAAGGTAGAAGATATCGAGCTCTACAAGACCTTCCTTCTGAAAGCAAGCCGTGCGGTGTTCCGCGTGCCCCTGTTCCAGTATCAGGTGAAGGCCAAGCAAGCGATCTCCCCATATGCGAACTGGATCTTCTGTAACCCCGCACGAGGCGACTTCCGGGTGGGCGCTGAAGCACTGATCACCGAGGGCGACCTGTCAGAGCTTGTGGTCATCTCCGATGTGCTTGCTGACAGGCTGGTGCTAGGCAGCACGCCGCTCCACAGCTACACCCCGCGCGCATTGATCAGCCCTGTTGTGCGGGTGTTCACCCCGACGGGCAATACCATCAACCGCGTGAACCCTGACCACAGTGGCACGGTCGACTTCACCTATCACGAGCAGCTTCCCTTCCTGCCGTTTGTGAACCCATTGCAGGACGTTGCGCTAACGACCTTCGACACCATGTTCGTTCTTGATGAACGGGCAGTCGGAACTGGCTTCACTGAGCAGTTTGATAGCGGGCTAGTGATCAACGACGACTACATTGGTCGCGCCGACTTTGCTACACCCTGGACGCAAGGTCAATGGGCCTTCCCGCTGCGCTGGCAGTGCAACCGCCTGTTTGATATCGATGCCTGGTTCTGGTGGCAGCGGTTCGCGGATGCGGTGCAGGGATCTAGCTTGACATTCCTGCTCCCGAGCTTCCGTAGTGACCTGTCTATCGTGACGCCCGCGGCAGGAAGTGGCAATGCAGTCATTCTGAAAGGTCATGACTTCAGGGACTATTATTATGGCATTGACACCTATGCACGACTTGTCATAGAGTCCACAGCAGGACGTCAATTCGTCAAGGTTACGGGCATCACTAACAGCGGCGGAAACGACCGCGTCACTTTCACCCCGGCGCTGCCAGCAGGGGACTGGGCAACCGATCAGAGTGTCGGATTCCTGTTGAAGGTACGCAACGTGGCTGACAAGGTGACCGTTGATCACTACGGATTGCACTCCGAGGTCTCTATGTCCGTCCGGGCAGTGAAATGAGGAAGCTAGGTGGCAACGCAGGTCGAACTCTACAGGTTCACTGAGCAAGGTTCAGACGACATCTGGACCGTCACAAGTGCGGACTCTGTTCAAGTCTACGGAGGCGAGCGCTACCTCCCAGTCAGCATCGACCGCAGCGGAACAGAGATCAAGAACGATCTCGCCAAGGCGAACCTCACGGTCACCCTCTCCATTGATAACGAGATGGCGCTGAAGTGGCTGAACGATAACGGCGAGTTGATTGTGGGGATGGTCATCTTCACGAAGAACAAGGCGGGGGTAACGAACGTAACCTGGAAAGGGCGACTGGCATCCACGATCCCGGGCGCAACGACCATCCAGCTAAAGTTCGAGAGCATCTTTACCAGCCTGCGCCGTCCGGGCTTGCGTGCGCGCTATCAGCGGTCCTGTCGATATACACTATACGGCCGGGGCTGCACCCTTGACGCGGAAGACTTCGCGCTCACCAGTGCGGTGAGCGCATCGCCAGGCGAACGCACGTTGACTTGCACGGTGGCGTCAACCAAGCCTGACGGGTTCTACGTCGGCGGAATGCTTCGCAGCCCCAGCGGGGCGCCGTCCTACATTGTGGACCATGTCGGTTCGCTTATCAAAGTTCAGCGCATGTCGCATCAGTTGCAGCAATCCATCCTGGCAGGCTTCCCGTTCAACGTAAAGCTCTATCCTGGCTGTGACCACAGCCGCGCCACGTGCAACAGCGCCAAGTTCGACAACGGGATTAACTATGGTGGGTTTGACTTCATTCCCGTCAAGAATCCAACAGGCGGGAGTTCCATCGTCTAATGTTCTGGTTCATCGCAGCCTTCGTCGTTGGGCTCGTTGTCAGTAGTGCACTGGCACCGAAGCCACAGACACAGAAGCCCGCAGGGTTGAGCGACATCACCGCACCCGTCGCGCAGGAGGGTCTTGAGATCGCGGTTCTGTTTGGCACTCGTGACTTCAACGGCCCGAACTGTTGCTGGTATGGCGACCTCCGCACCGTTGCGATCAAGTCGAAGGGTGGCAAGAAGAAGTGAGCGTGATTGTCAAGATGCAGGACGTGCGGGCGGTTAAGCTCTGCTCGTCCGGAGTGCGCGGGTTCTTCCAGCGTCATAACATGGATTGGAACAAGTTCCTGTCCGAAGGGTTGCCTGAGGAAGACTTCCTGGCGACCGGCGACCACAATGCCCTCATGGTAGTGGAGGCAGCTCGTGGGCGGCAAAAGTAAAGCTCAAACGATTGGATACAAGTATTACATCGGGATGCACAGCGTCCTGTGTCATGGTCCGATTGATCGCGTAACCCAACTCACCGTCGACGACCGCACCGCTTGGACAGGTTCCAGCGCGGGCGGATCCATTGTGGTCAATGCAGAATCGCTCTTCGGCGGTGAGTCCCGCGAAGGCGGCGTCTCCGGGACGGTCGACGTTTGCATGGGCTACCCCGACCAGACGCGGAATTCATATCTTGTCGCCAAGTGTGCGACAGACGTACCTGCCTACCGGGGCGTTGTGAGTATGGTGTTCCGTCAGTGCTACATGGGGAACAACCCCTATCTGAAGCCCTGGCGCTTCCGGGGACAGCGCATCCATGTCCGGCAGAACGGAATCGCGCAATGGTATGACGCGAAAGCTGCCATTCCTGTGGTGGACCCGAACGCTGCGATCGCAGTGATTGGTGACCTTTCGTTCCCTGCAAATAGCAGTTCAACAGATGGCTCCGACTCGCACTTCGACTTCGGTGTCATAGGGGATAGCCTTAAGGTTGAGTTCCTTGAACCCTGGAGCTTTACGCCATCAGATAGTTATGACTTGGGAGCGTATCCTAAGACGTGGGGCTTCAGGTTCGGGCTAAAGAATCTTGATACAGGTGTCGTCACTGTCTATATGACTGAATGGTGGCTGACTGCATCAGCAGCAATGGCCGCCAATGGGACGCACCCGCTTACCATCTCTTTGGCTCCGGGGAACTATAGGTTCTTTATCTACGACGCAACGAACGACGACAACCGGGGAACTGGGCGTTACCGTCTCAGCGGCTTCCCAGGCGCGCTGGACATGAATGGCGCGCACATGATCCGAGAGTGCCTTACCGATCCGGACTGGGGCATGGGCTACCTTGAAGCCGACGCAGACGAAGCGTCCTTCACCAAAGCTGCGGACACCCTTGTTGATGAGGGATTGGGCATCTCCCTGCTATGGGATAAGCAGATTCTGATCGATGCCTTCATCCAGGAGGTAGTGAAGCACATCGACGCGGCGCTGTATGTCTCGCGCACGACAGGCAAATTCATTCTGAAGTTGATTCGAGGTGACTATGATATCGAAGACCTCATTACACTAGATGAGTCGAACATTGCGCGCATTGAAGACCCGTCCCGTCCTACGTTCGGTGAGCTCACGAACAGTGTCACCGTCAACTATTGGGACACCTTCACAGGCAAGAACGCATCGCTCACCATTACAGACACCGCCATGGCGCTGGTGCAGGGTTCGACCATCAACGTGCCGGTGCAGTATCCAGGCTTCACGAATGCACGCAATGCGAGCATTGCTGGCCAACGGGACCTCCGTGCGCTGAGCGGACCCATCCTCACCTGTACCATCTACGTCGACAGCACCGCCGACGCGCTTAACGTGGGCGACGTGTTCCTGCTGAACTGGGCCAAGTGGGGCATCTACCAGCTTGTGATGCGAATCACATCGTTCGCACTTGGCAACGGTAAGACGAACCAAATCAAGCTGACATGTGTGCAAGACATCTTCGATACAACGACGCGCACCGTTGTCGCCAATCCGCCTGCAGACTGGGACGATCCGTCAAAGGTTCCTGTCCCTGCAACCGACTCGCTGGCGGAAGAGGCACCATATTACGAACTCGTCCAGACCTTGGGCCAGTCTCAGGTTGATAGCGCCCTAGCACTGAAGCCCGAATCTGGTTACGTAATGGGCGCAGCACCCCGACCGGCTGGTGCGATCAATGCTCGTCTCTGGACGGATAACGGCACCGGCTATCAGTCGATGAACACCATGGAGTTCTGCCCTTACTGCGAACTGACCATTGCGGTGGGCAAGCTGGACACGGTCCTCCACACCACTGGCGGTCGCGACATGGACCAGATTGTCCCGGGGCAGCACGCGCAGATCGGCGAAGAGCTCGTGCGTGTTGACGCGGTGGACACCGTTGCGAACACCGTCACCATTGCGCGCGGGGTGCTCGACACCGTGCCGCAGGCGCACGCAATTGGAACAGCTTTCTTCTGCTGGGATCTCGATTATGGCATGGACCCGACCGAGTACCTTGCAGGCGAAGTAATTGACGTGAAGGTGCAGCCGGTATCCGGTGCAGGTGTAGTTGACCTGAGCCTTGTCACCGAACGTGTGGTCACAATGAATAGCCGCGCTTGGCGCGCTTATGCCCCAGGCATGTTCAAGATCAACGGCGCATGGTATTCCGATGTCCCGCTCGCAGGTGAGCTCACCATCACGTGGGCGCACCGCGATCGTATGCAGGAGACGGGCGGTACACTGGTTGACCACACCATGGGCGACATCGGTCCTGAGGTTGGCACAACGTATCGCCTTGACGGGTATCTCGATGGCGTGCTAGTGCATACCGAAGACGCCATTGCGGGGACGTCAGCAACCTGGACACCGGGCACCGATGGGATCGTTCGGATAGAGGTTCACGCGGTCCGTGACGGCATCGACTCTTGGCAGGCACCGTGGCACGAGTTCTATTACGGCAGCGGTCACGCACGGATTACCGAGGGAGCTGACGATCGTCACACCGAGGAAGACGATCTCATCGTTACGGAGGATTAAATGGCAGCGAAGCGCATCACAGACCTTCCCAACGCGGAAGCAATCACCGGGGCCGAGTTTATCGAGGTCTCGCAGGTCTCTACCACGATTAAGGTCGCTGGCGGTACGATCAGCGCAGCAGAGGCTGACAACAGCTTCTCCGATAGCGGTGCAGCATTCCTGACCGCAGGGTTCGCGGTGGGCGATCGGGTCAACGTGATCGGATTTGCCAATCCGGTAAACAACCTCGCGCTGGCGACTGTGACTGCGCTCACCTCCGGTAGGATGACGATCGGTGGAACCGAAGGTGACGCGATCGTTGACGCGGTTACGGGTCCGACCGTTACCATCGCCAAGTGGATTTCCCGCAAGGCTGTCACTGGTGACATCGGCGGGGGCGGAGGTAGCGTTCCGGATGGTGGCACGACGGGACAGGTCCTGGGCAAGCTGTCCGACACAGATGGCGACGCCGATTGGATTGACCAAAGCGGCGGAACGGGCGGGGGTAGCGCGTCGTTTTCGGGTTGCCGTGTTAGAAATAGTGCAGCGGCGTCTTCAAGCATGACCGCCAACGTTGACAATCTATTGTCTTGGGATACCGAAGATTTCGACGTTGGCGGTTGGCATAACACGGTGACAAACCCAAGCCGGTTGACAGTTCCTAGCGGTGTTAATTACGTTGAAGTAACGGGGTGCGCATGGTCGCAAGCTAACCGAACCGGGTATTCGGTTCTTTGGTTGCGCCATTATAATTCGTCGGGTGTTGAACAACCCTTGACTATCGCCCTTGGCTCTAGAAATGCAAGTTTCAACGCTGGCAATTGGGCTGGCAATCCGAACACGGGTGTTGTTGCAGTTAACGCGGGTGACTACTTCACCTTAAGCTATCAGGACGGCGACGGCGGCAACCCGAATATCCCAGCCAACCAAATGTGGTTTTCAATACGCGCGGTTGGTTAGCGTTTAACCGAACATTGCGACTTGTTCGGTCTTGTCGCCGTGCCAGCCTAATCTTCAGCCCGGCGATTTCTTCGGGCATCATGGGCGAACCGCCCTTGTCTAGCCGGAAGGTCGAACTAAGGACCGTATCAAGCGGGTTGGCACCGTGATCACCGCAATGTTCAGCCCTGACGGCGAGATGTGGAATCAATACACAGCGGCCGAAACCGAAGGCGTCTTTATCCCATCAGGCCGCTGCGCTGCCTGACGACACTTACCTGGGCTAAGCACTGCACGAAAGAATGCGGCTGCGCCGGGGTAGGGTAAGCGAAAGGGGTGCTGCCGCCACTTGGGTAGCACCCCTACCCGGCCAGGGCTGTAGCCGGCTTACAGCGAACCTCTACCCCGCCACAGCGGGTAATAAGTCTCTGCACCGCCCTCGTCCCGCTTACGCCAGAAGCCAACTACAGCTCCACACTCAACGACTAGCATGTGAACGCTAGGATCCTTCTTGCGATCCATAGGGACGCAAGGGGCACCGTCAAGCCTTCTATAGACCTTCGTGAACGACTTAACATCGATGATATGTTTCTCGCCGGTCTCGGGATCCCATACCATCATATCCGCAGGTCCCGACGCACTCACATTGCGGAACACCTCATAGCCTAGACCGATGAGCCAGGCGCAAGCGATTAGCTCTGCCGCTGCCCCGCGCGCGTTCTTGTCATTCCTCATGCCGCGTCCTTTGCTTCAGCCGGAAGTGCAGCAATGTCCCGCAGCATCCGCGTCGCTTCGTTGAT